TTCGGAGAGCGGGTTTTTTGCTTTTGCGAGACTATATATTATAGAATTTAAAGGAGTCATCAAAACATGGCTGTTACAGTTACCAATCAATCAAACCCTCTTGCTTCAAAGCTTGTGCAAGATACCGCTGCTACCAGCACTGCAGTGGACAATACGACAGGAGCAGCAGGAACCTTATACATGGTCGAGATTGATAACATCGCCTATGGCACCGCTGTTTATCTTAAAATCGCTAATGCGACCACTGCTACGGCGGGTTCAACTGCAGCTACAATGGTATTTCTTTGCCCTCGCAGTGTCAAGCGAAGTTATGTGTTTCCAGAGGGAATTGAATTTAATGCCGGATTTAGTCACTGGTGTACGACGGGGGTCGCCGAAGACAATACATCGGCGCCCAGTACTCCTCCCACAGTTCGTTATGTGACTAGTTAATTTTTTATAAAATAAAGGCAAAGCCTTCGTTTTTTGAACGGGGGCTTTCGTTTGTCTGGTACTACTTATGTGCGAGGGGAGAAATCTCTTCGTTAATTGACCGAATTAATATTACTAAAAGGAGAAATATATTATGGGAAATAGAGTAGGTTGGGCTAGAATTAAGAGCCTGATTAACGAAAATCAAAATCAATTGAAAATGCTGCGTCCGCAAATTGTTGCGGTTTCGGGCACAAAGACGCTTAAAGCATCAGAGTCTGGCGCCACAATCGCATGGACACTGGGTTCAACACACCACATTACGTTGCCAACAGCAACAGTGGGATTGCGCTATGACTTTGTCATCCAGAAAGGTGCTGCGGCTGGACACACCATCATCAGTGCTAGCGCTGACAAGATTCATGGTAGTGCAATTGTAGGTGAGCACGACACCTTGGGCGGTTGCAACTCGCAAACCGTGGCTCACGGCTCTGGTGTAGACAAAGTGCACTGGAATTCTGCTGGCACCGCCGTCGGTGGCAGCGCCGGAGACACATGTACACTCATTTGTGTTGAGGCTGGCAAGTGGACTGCTTCCATACGCCAAACCACAAGTGCTACGGTTGCCGCGGCAGTCACCCCACTCGCTGCTTAATAAGATTTAATTTAGATTATATCTCTCCCCTCCTTCCCTTTTGGGTTGGGGGGGTTTTCTGTGCGAGATCAAAACCCAAAAATGGCGATCCCTCCAAAAATACCGCCGCCAATTTTTTGAGATTTCAATTTTTTGAAAAATTTACACTACTTATTATTGAACTAACCAAAGGAGTTCTATCATGGGAAAGAAAAGAAGACTATTATCCTCCCCTAACAAATTTAGCGCAAAACACAGCAATCATCCCCGGATGAAGATGCACCAGGCTACAGTCGCTGCAGCGGCGGGACACGTTGCTGCCACAGCCCCAGCGCTGGTAGCAGAAGCAGCAACCGAAGATGTTACACCGGAAATTGTAGAAGCGCCGGTAGTGGAAACAGTAGTAGAGCCAGTCGTGGAGGCAACCCCCGTGGTGTCTACAAAGACGACAGCAAAGCCAAAAACCACTATCAAGAAAAAGGCAGTTTCTCGCAAAACTAAGCGGAAAGTGACCAAAAAGAAAACGACTGAAGCAACAGCCTAAAATAAACGTTTCTGCACATTGAGTTTTGTAGGCATCTTTACTATTTAATGTGAGGGAGTACGCATACATGCCAACTAATCTTAATCCTAAATCAGAAACCAGCGCTGTCATTTTGCCCGCTACGGGCACTTATTCTAAAGTGGCCGCAGCCGTACCATTCGGGATCTACACTGGTTCTTCCGACTTTTTAAGCGGAGCCATGCTGCAGGTTCCTTATGTCTATAAGAAGCTCGGTGGTGATGTTGTTGACATTGAGTTAACGCCAGCGAATGTCTATGCTGCCTACGAAGAGGCAGTTTTAGAGTATTCCTACATTATTAATCTTCACCAGAGTAAGAACACTCTTTCGACATTCTTAGGAGAGACCACAGGCACCTTCGATCACAAAGGCGACCTTAAAACGGGTCCAGAGGAGCGCGCCCTCAAATTCCCACGCTTTACCATCGGATATTCGATGCGAGTGGGCGATGGAGGCGCCGGAGCCGCCGGTGTTGGAGGCACACTCCCACAATATTCGGCATCTTTTAAGACAGCCAGCAATAAACAAGATTATGACCTCCAGGCAATCATTCAAAGTGCTTCGGCATCAGGAGTGGATGACAGAGGCACAGCGGTCCCCTATGCCGACCAAGTAAAGGGAAAGCGTATTACGGTTACCAAAGTTTTTTATACGTCTCCACGGGCAATGTGGCGCTTCTACGGCTATTATGGAGGTATTGGCGTGGTAGGCAACTATTCCACATATGGACAGTTTGCGGATGATTCCACATTTGAGATTATTCCCACTTGGCAGAACAAACTCCAAGCTATGATGTATGAAGACTCTATCCTTACGCGAACTTCCAATTATTCATACGAGATTATAGACAATAAATTAAGATTGTTCCCGACGCCTTCGAATTGGGAAGGAGAATCGGAAACTCGATTCTGGGTCAAGTTTTATATTAATAACGAGTCCACATGGTCACCCACAGCCTATTCAGGCTCGGTAGATGGCATTAACAACATGAACACACTCCCGTTTGCCAACGTTCCTTATAAGAACATCAACTCGATTGGTAAGCAGTGGATTCGGAAGTATGCGTTGGCGGTCTGTAAGGAGATGCTCGGACAAATTCGAGGAAAGTTCACCACGCTGCCCATTCCTGGGGAAAGCGTTACGTTAAACTATGCTGAGCTGCTGACCCAAGCCAAAGAAGAACAGACGCAACTTAAAGACAAACTCCGAGAAATCTTGAAAGAGATGGAATACCCGGCGCTTGCCAAGTCCGATCAAGAAATTACCGATGCGGCCACCAACGTTCTAAAGGTTTCGCCCCTTGGGATTTATGTAGGATAAATGAACGATGGCTGAACATTGGAAAAGACCCAAATCGCCACCGCCACCGTTGTTTCTTGGCAAGAAAGAGCGAGATCTTGTAAAACAGTTAAATGATGAACTGATTGAAAAGGTCATTGGTCAAGAAGTTCTATATTATTCGATTGATATGGAGCGAACCCAATTTCATGAGCTTTATGGCGAAGCCATCAAAAAGACTTATTTGCCACCAGTGCGTATTTATGCCCTTGTCGAATTTACCGACTATGTAACCGATTACATGGAAAATGCCGGAATCGACAAGAGTTGGGAGATTAGCATTCATTTTCACAAACGAAGATTAAGCGAAGATCAGAACGTAGAGGTGCGTGAGGGTGATTTTGTTTTATATGGAGATTTTTACTACGAGATAGTTAAACTATCCGAGCCACGAAAATTATTTGGTCAAGTCGATCATAGTTTCGAGGTTACTGCCACGTGCAAACGCTCCAGAAAGGGACTATTCGATGCTACCTGATAATTTTGACTTTGCAATGCTACCGACTTCTGGCACTGGTTCATTTGAGTTCACTTTGAACGAGATTGGGATGCTTTCATCCACTATTGAGGATATTGACTCTGCGATTACCTCGTGGGTGCAAAAAGATTTGGAGATTTACACTTCCACCAATGAAGGTTTTACGCAAGTGCCTGTTTTATGGCAAGCACCCGAAAGAGCCTACCAGATTAAGAACGAAAAGTCTTTACGTGATGAGGGCGGCGCCTTAAAACTACCCCTTATTAGTGTTGAGCGCACTACCATCGTTAAAGATCCCCAGCGCAAAGGTGGATTTCAGGCAAACATCTATTCCTACAACAAAAATGGGAGATCCGGGCGTATGACGTTGGCCAAGAGAATAGTTCCTGACAAGACCCGCAATTTTGCAGTCGCAGCAGGCACTAGAACCGAGAAATCAGCCCCTCCAGACCAGCGATATTCACCGAGAATCAACCATAAAGTGGTTATTCAGACATTATCCATCCCAATTCCCATTTATATCAATGCCACTTATAAGATCACACTTAAGAGCGAATATCAGCAACAAATGAATGATATGATGGCGCCATTTATCGGACGAACAGGACAAATTAACTCTTTTGTAATGCGTCGAAATGGGCATCTTTATGAGGCATTTATTGAGCAAGATTTCACGCATTCCAACAATATTAGCAACTTAGCAGAGGATATGCGCATGTTTACCTCCGAGATTACCATCCGCGTGTTAGGGTATTTAATTGGGGAAGGAAAAAGTGATGACAGACCCATTGTGAGGATTGATGAGAACACCGTAGAGTACCAATTTCCCAACGAAACGGTGGTTCCCGCCGGCGGAATTCCGCTCTTCGGAGATTGATCCCGGGACTTCCTGAAGTGCAGACCCATTTTTCTTCATAGTTCTGCAGCCGTTTGAAAACCAAAATACTATTTAAAGTATGATTGAGACATCAATTAAACACATTATTTAAGAGAGGATGGACCAAATATGTCAGTCAAGAGTTTTAAATTTGTATCTCCCGGAGTGTTTATCAATGAAATTGACAACTCCTTCATTCCCAAGTCGGCAGATACTATCGGACCAGTTATCGTTGGACGGTCAACCAGAGGGCTAGCAATGCAGCCCATCAAGGTAGAATCATATTCTGATTTCGTGAATATGTTTGGAGATACAGTTCCGGGGAAGTCCGGAGGTGATATTTCACGTGACGGCAACTATCAGTCACCGATGTACGGCACATACGCCGCTAAAGCTTTCTTGAACGCCAATGTAGCACCTGTCACTTATATCCGGCTTCTAGGTCAAGAAGCATCCGACGCAACCACCGCAGGTGTTGCCGGATGGAAGACTGCGCAAGCCCAACGCGCCACAGCGACCCCAGCTGCCATCAACCAAACTGGCTCTGGCGGAACTTATGGCTTGTGGGTATTTCCCAGCTATGAGGCAGAAACTGCTAATTTGGGAGCTGGCTATCTCGCTGGTTTGTGGTATGTGAACACTTCCGGATCTTTGATGCTTTCTGGCGCCGCAGCGCTCGCCCAAGCCGGCACCGCTGAAAATGCATGTGGTGTTGGCATAGTTATGAGCGCAGACACCAACAACGAATTCACGATGGTGGTTTCGTCGTCTGTGACCAACAGCCCTTATACTCAAAAGCTCATTAAGTTTGGCTTGGATGATACCCAGCAATCTTTTATGCGCAAGAGGTTCAACACCAACCCTCAACTCGTAGGAACGCCCGGCGTCCTGCAGGGATCTTCATCCTTCGAGGCTTATTGGCTCGGAGAAAGTTTCGAGCAAGAATTGCGTGACGCTAGCGCAACCTCATCGCCGGCCGCAGGAGTTTTGCTCCCCGTTAATCTTTCTGGCGCCGTTAATGCACACCCAGGAAATCTACAGTTTGCCTCACGCGAAGCCGTTGCTGGCTGGTTTGTGGGACAAGATGTGGATTCCGACGAGACCGCTTGGAAAGAAGAAGACTCTCAAAAGCTTTTCCGTCTCAAAGGTCGCGGACATGGAGAGTGGTTAAACAAGAACCTAAAGGTCTCCATTTCCAATGTTAAGACTTCCAACAGCACGCTCTCCGATTATGGAACATTCTCGGTAGTTATTCGCTCGATTTCCGATAGCGATTCAGCCGTTCAAGTAGTTGAGCGTTATGATAACCTCACTCTCGATCCAGCTTCTCCCAGTTATGTTGCGCGCAAGATCGGCGACATGTACGAAAGTTGGGATACCACAAACAAGCGTTTGGTACGATATGGAACCTACGTCAATCAGTCTCGATACGTATATGTTGAGATGAACTCTGATGTAGATGATGGCGCCACGAATTCTAAGTTGCTTCCGGTTGGATATTATGGTCCGCCCAAGCTACGCGATCTTGCTTCTGGATACTCCATCACCCTCGGGCCCGACTCAGATGCTAGCCGATATATGGGCTGGTCAACCGAAGTCGTAGGATCTTCACACACCGCCGGCGCAGTCGTCGCGGGACCCACCCCCGGGAGTGCCACAGGCTTCACCAACCGAAACGGCAATGTATTCAAGGTATATTTGTCCGGTGCATACAACGCCACCGCGCAGAACTATTTTTCAGCCTCTTTGGCATTCCCCACCACGCGTCTGCGCAACAGCGCATCTGATGGCGGACTATCTTCGCCAACAACCGCATATTGGGGATGGCAGAACACACGTGCTGCAGACTCTACTCGGTATGATCCGAGTTGTGCAGACACGCTGCGCTGGTGGATTACTTCCAGTGTAGATGATATTGCCACCGGCGGAACTCGCTATCCAAGCGCATACCCCGGTGTCCAAGCATTCTCTGAGATCTTTACGTTGATGAATGTTTGTACATCGTCGTCGCCCAATGGAGCTTTCTACTACTCTTCTGGTTCTTATAATGGCCAAGGTGGCACAGCCTGGGCATATGTTCGCAGCGCAGCCGGCAGATCTTTGGAAGATCTCTTAAATCTGGGATATAACCAATTCACTGCCCCGTTCCACGGCGGCTATGATGGATTTGATATTACGAAACCCGATCCTCTCTATAACGGGGGCATCGGCAGCACAGCAGCCGGGAGTTATACTTTCCATACATGGAAGCGCGCCATTGACACTGTGCGCGATCCCGAGTATATCGATATGAATATGCTCACCGCACCGGGACTCACCAACACGACTCTTACGCAACACATGATTAATGTATGCGAAGATCGCGCTGATGCGATGGCGTTGATTGATCTTCCGAATGTATACATTCCCTCTCATGAGGCATACAAGTCAACCAAGAGCGCTCGAATCGGCACAACGCCCACAACGGCGGCATCTAGTCTCCGCGACCGGCGCATCGACTCAAGTTATGGTTGCACCTTCTATCCTTGGGTTCAGACTCGGGATGAAAACACCGGTCGACTCCTTTGGGTCCCACCCAGTGTTGCAATGATGGGTGTTCTCGCAAGCTCTCAGGCTAAGTCTGATGTGTGGTTTGCCCCCGCAGGGTTTAACCGCGGCGGACTAACCGACGGCGCAGCAGGCATTCCAATCACAGCAGTGACGGAGCGACTGGTATCGAAGGACCGCGACACTCTCTATGAGGCTCGCATCAACCCGATTGCTTCTTTCCCGTCCACTGGAATTGTGGTCTTCGGTCAGAAGACATTACAAGAGCGCGCTAGCGCCCTTGATAGAATTAACGTGAGACGTCTAGTTATCTACCTTAAGAAGCAGATTTCGATTCTCTCCACCCAGGTTCTTTTTGAACAGAACGTTCAAGCTACATGGAACCGCTTTAGGGCGCTTATTGAGCCCTTCCTGGCAAACGTCAAGGTTCAATTTGGTATCACTGATTACCGCTTGATTCTTGACGAGAGCACAACAACCCCCGATCTTATTGATCAGAACATCTTGTATGCGAAGATCATGATCAAGCCCGCCCGCGCTATCGAATACATTGCGATTGACTTCGTGATTCTTTCAACCGGCGCATCATTTGACGATTGATAAAAGAGTGAGGGGTTTTCTCCTCGCGACACTAATTAAAAATAGAAATAGGAGTTATTAAATTATGCCATTCTGGTCAGAAAATTTCGGTCAAAGCACAGACATGAAAGATCCTAAAAGAAATTTTAGGTTTGTGGTAGAGTTCCAAGGTATTCAAGCCGCTCAAGGTGGTGCTCAGCTTTGGTATGCCAAAACGGTCTCAAAGCCGTCCTTTGCGATTAACGCAGCAGAGCACAAGTATCTCAACCATACTTTTTATTACCCAGGAAATGTAAGCTGGAATGAAGTTACAGTGACCTTGGTCGATCCTGTCGAACCCGACATGACTGCGACCCTGGCAGACATCATCCAACTCTCAGGCTATCAGCCGCCCACGGACGCCAATTCTCTCACGAGTATTTCCAAGGCGAAGGCTGCCGGCGGACTTGGCACAGTTCTTGTGCGTCAACTGGATGCCATGGGTGCAGACTTAGAAGAGTGGACACTCTGGAACTCCTTCATTACGGATGTTAAATTCGGAGACAACTTAGAATATGGTAACGACGACCTGACTGAGCTTTCCATCACCATGCGCTACGACTGGGCACGCGTCACAACCGCCAACCCGTCTTCAGCCGCCGGCGGTGGAACCGAATTCTTCAACGTATAACATAAAGACAAAACTAAAAAACGAGGTGTATATTGTCGAGAAATAAAGACCGCTTAGGGGCAAAAAAGCCGGAGCCAGACTCACTCCCCCCCCAAGC